ATAAACAACAAGAATTAGATCCGGATCAAGCAGAGTCGAAAGAACTAAATACATCTACAATGGCAACAGAAGATAAAAAACCAATAAAAGAAGCAGTACAAATTTCAACAGATTCTCCAGAAGAAGCAGGAATGATGATGCAAATTTTAAAATTAGCAGGTATCAAACCAATGGGTGCAGATATGCCAAGTACAGAAGTACCAACTAATGACCCAGATGCAGATGCAGACCACGGTGAAGAAAATCACGATCATAGTCAATGTCCTGTATGTGCTGATGACGAAATGGGTTCTGGTGAAATGGGTAGAATGAGAGACGTTGTTACTGCTCCAGATGAAGAAAAAGCTGAAGAAACATTTGACAACGAACCAGATGTAAAAGTACAAGACACTGATTCATTAGTTAATACTCATTCAGGTGGTTTAAACAAACAAAAACAACAAGTAAGAAAAGAATATCCAGGTGATAATCCACTTGCAGTTAAGTATGAAACTGTAGAAGATAAAATTACTCAAGAAAATTTAACAAATTCATTGAGAACACAATACGAAGGTTTTAAAAAATCATATCAAGAAGCGGCAAAAGCCACTGAATCAAAAGCAAAACCAGACTTTTTAGATATGGATAAAGATGGCAATAAAAAAGAGCCAATGAAAAAAGCAGTTTCTGATAAAAAATCAAAATAATTCAACAATAACAAATCAAAATATGAGTGTGAACGGCAAAGTAAAATGGTTTAATCCTACTAAAGGATTTGGATTTATAGCTCGTGACGACAAAGAAAAAGATTGTTTTGTTCATATTTCTGCAGTAAAAGCCGCAGGATGGAACGACCTAAAACAAGGTGATACAGTAGTTTTCGATGTTGATATACAAGCAAAAGGTCCATGTGCTGTAAATTTATCGAGACCCGATATAAACAGTTAGTTAAAAGCCCATTAAAATTATATTAAATACTACACTATGGCGTATGTTAGTTTAGATTCTGAGCAAATTAAAAAAGCTCATAAGAGACACAAATATACCAAAGAACAAGTTTTACAACTTGAGCAGTGTATGGATGTGAAAACTGGACCGTTGTTTTTTATGGAAACTTTTATGAAAATACAACATCCTACTAAAGGAGAAATGGCTTTTAAACCATATCCATATCAAAAAAGATTAATTGAAGCATACAACAATCACAGATTTTCGGTATCAATGCTACCACGTCAAACAGGAAAAACAACCTGTGCATCAGGATACCTAATATGGTATGCTATGTTCCACCCGGATTCACACATACTAATCGCGGCACACAAATACGCAGGTGCATCAGACATTATGTCTAGGGTGCGTTATGCTTATGAAATGTTACCTGGTTGGATTAAAGCAGGTGTAACACAATACAATAGAAATTCTATAGAATTTGATAACGGTTCCAAAATAATGGCAACTACAACAACTGAAAATACTGGACGGGGTATGTCCTTAACAATGATATATTGTGATGAGTTTGCGTTCGTGCAACCACCAGATAAAGCAAAAGAATTTTGGACTTCACTATCTCCAACACTATCAACTGGAGGTAAATGTTTAATTACATCAACTCCAAACAGTGACGAAGACCAATTTGCATTAATTTGGAAAGAAGCAAATAAAAGATTTGACGAATATGGTAACGATAAAATTGTAGGAACAAATGGCTTTTATGCCATGAAAGCTCACTGGTCAGAACACCCAGACAGAGATGAAGCTTGGGCATTAACAGAAAAAGCAAGAATAGGTGAAGAAAGATTTAGACGAGAACACGAATGTGAATTCTTAATTTTTGATGAAACATTAATTAATTCTATTACATTGGCAGAAATGGAAGGCACAATGCCTGTAGAAACTACTGGACAAGTACGTTGGTATAAAAGACCAACTCCAGGACATACATATATGGTTTCATTAGATCCTGCTATGGGAACTGGTGGAGACTATGCGGCTATACAAGTATTTGAACTACCAACATTTGATCAAGTAGGCGAATGGCATCATAACACAACACCAATGAACCAACAAATTAGAATATTACAAGGTATTAACAAGTATATACATGAAGCAATACAAGAAAAAGATGCTACTGCATCTCCACAAATATTTTATAGTATGGAAAACAATACTATCGGTGAAGCGGCATTAATGAGAGTTATGGACATTGGTGAAGAAAATATTCACGGTATGTTTTTATCAGAACCTATAAGAAAAGGACATAGACGTAAATTTAGAAGAGGTTTTAACACTACTGCTAAATTTAAAATTGATGCTTGTACTAAATTTAAAGAATTAGTTGAAAGTGGTAGAATAAAAATTAACTCACAGTTATTAATATCTGAACTTAAAGATTTTGTTGCAACAGGTTTAAGTTATAAAGCAAAACCAGGACAACACGATGACCTAGTATCTTCTTGTTTATTAATGACACGTATGATGAAAGTTCTCGCAGATTTTGATCCTAAAATATTCGAGAAATGGACCAACAGAACATCGGAATATACGGCTCCACTACCCATTTTTGGAAGTATGTGGGGATAGAGAAATACTATAAATACACTATATGAACCCAAAAACGTCTACAGACTTGTTTAATAAAATCAGATCGCAATTCTCTAATATACAAATAGGGGACGAAAGTGGTGTTCCAACTGCTGATCCAAGTGCCGCAGTATTCTTTGAATTTGAATTTAGAGAAGATTCTGACACATATGGAGCAGTAAGTATTAGTCTAGCAGACGGCGAAAATATGAAGGTGTTTTATAACCGTAATCTAGTAGACAAAATAGACGAAGATAGCAGAACAGAGTGGTATGCTTTCCTAAAAGAGCTAAAAGACTTTGCTGTAGAGCATCAATTACGTTTTGATGTGCGTGATATAACGAAATCGAACCTAACGAAGCAAGATTATAAGAACATGGCAGATACGAACGCAACGGTAAATACTGATGAGATGTCAGAAGAAGTAAACAGAATTACAACATTAGCAGGTGTTAATGAACTTAACCAAGATCCAAAACCTTTCAAACCCATGAGAGAAGGGCTTACTGGTACAGCAAAAAGATCATACGAAAACCTAGATAAAACAAGATTAATAATTAGACACTCAGGCAAAGTTGACGAAACAGTACCGGGTGCAAGATCAAGAAGAATTGATTCATTATATATTGAAAATGAAGACGGTGAAAGATTCAAATATCCATTAACACACCTAGCAGGTGCAAGAGCAATGATGAGACACGTTGCTAACGGTGGAAGACCACACGATGAATTTGGCGAACACATTATCAAAACATCAGAAAATATTGCACAATTAAATTCATTTTCTAGATACGTTTCACACAAAGATCAATTAAATGATAATGCTGGTGACATTATTGAACAAACAAAATTAAAATTAGAAAACTTAAGAACGTATATGGTTAACTTGTCTAAACAAAGACATTACGACGAAGCAAGTAAAAACTTTAAACCATCTGCAGTTGCAGAATTAAGTGATGACGAAAGAAGTGCATACAGAGAAAAATTTACATTAAAAAATCTTGACAACAGAGTTGAACAGGCTTTACCATTAATCCATAACATTATGCAAGAATATCAACCAGAAGAACCAACTGATAAAGATGCAAAAATGGAACCAATAGTAGACCATGGAGCAATCGTACAGTCTTTTTTAACTAATCCTGATAAAAAATTAATTTTAAGAAAAGATGACACAGCAGATAAAATGTTATCAGTAACAAAATTTACAAACAATAATACAATGTTAGGTTCTATACTTTCAGACATAGCATCTAGAATGCTTACACAAGACGACAACGACGAAAGAGTTGCCAACTTTGCATCTAGAGTTGCTGATGGTTTGGAAAGAGAAGGCGAATTATTTAATGATCCAGATAGTGATTGGCCAAAAAATAAAAAAATTGCAATTCAATTAGCAAGAAGATACATTGAAGATTACAAAAAAATAAAAGCAGATCCTTCATACGCAGACGAAGTAAGAATGGATGCTGGTGCATTTAAACCAAAAGGTCATTTAAAGAAAAAAGAAGATGCTTCAGAATTTGTTGAATGGGCAGATGACGTTACTAATGAATACGTTAAAGAACCAGTTGATGATGAAGACAGACGAGCAAAACTAAAAGCATTACAAGATATACAAATGACTCCAGGAGCAATGAACGACCCTGAAATGAAAGCGGCAGTACTAAAACGTAGAGCTGAATTACAAAAAGATAAAGAACCAGCGTTCGCAGGTGAAGAAGTAACATTTGAAGATATTAAACCTTATGTTTCAATGTACAAAGGTGATGATGGTAAAACAGTTTATGACGTACTAGACAAAGACGAAAAATCAGCATTTAAAACAACAGATTCAAAAGTAGCAATGGCTTATCTTTCTAAAAATTTTAACAAATTAAGAATGGGACAAGAAGAAAGAGAAATATCCCAAATAATGAAATACGAAAATAAAGAATCATTAAAAGAATCAAGAACAAAAATAGTAGAAGCAATTAAAGCCAAAGCAGATGGCGACCACGCACAAAACATCGCTGGCGTTGAAGAAGAAATTTCAAGAATCACACAATTAGCAAATTACCAATAATTTTTTACAGTCGACGTACTAATTTAAATAATATATAATTAGGTATGAACGATTATCACGCGGTATTTGTATACACGCCATTTTCAAAAATAGATGCGATGCCTTTAGCACCAGCTTTACTAAAGGCTATATGCAATCAACACGGCCTAAAAACAACTACACTAGATTATAATATTGAATTACAAATAGATTATAAAGATAAACCATGGGGAGCAGACTTGGCTAGTTACCTAATGCACTTTGTAGAAATGCCTACAGAAGCATATGATTGGTATTGGAATTGGGTAGAAACAAAAGCAAAAGAATTAATTAATTTAAATTCTAATTGGATTGGGCTTTCTTTATTAAGTTATCAAAGTTTATGTTTTACTCACGACATTTGTTATACAATTAAAAGATTAAAACCTAATCAAAAAATAATTATAGGCGGCAGTGGTATAAGCAAAGACGATAATACACGTGTACCTTTTAAAAAAAGTAACAAGTATATGTCAGATATAATGTTAGAAACTGGTATGTGTGACGCTATTGTTATTAATGAGGGTGAAAATGTTTTAATTGACATTTTAAAAAATAATAAAAAAGGAAAATTTAATGCAGGTAAGCAATTAACACACGAAGAACTAAACGAACTACCTACACCTTCTTATATTGATTACAAAACAGACTTATACAAAGACAATTCTAAAATATTTCACTTAACAGAACAGGCAGTTGCCGCAACAATTACTGGATCAAAAGGGTGTGTACGAAGATGTACATTTTGTGATGTATATTCATTCGAACCAAAATTTGTTTTTAAAGACGGAGAAAGAATTGCACAAGAAATGATAGAAATATATGAAACACAAGGTATTACTCATTTTATGATGTCAGACTCTCTTATAAACGGATCTATGAAAGCATTTAGACAAATGAATACAGCACTTGCAAAAAAATTACCACGAACTATAAACTATTATGGCGAATATATTGCACGACCTAAAGGACAAACAACAGACGAAGATTACGACTTAATGGCAGAAGCTGGTTGCAAACACGTAATTGTTGGCATAGAATCAGGCAGTGAAGCTGTTAGAAATCATATGAAGAAAAAATTTACAAATGAAGATGTAGATATAATGATTCAAAGTTTACATAAAGTTGGAATAACTCAAGAATGGAACTTAATGGTAGGTTACTTAACTGAAACTAGAAAAGATTTTGAAGATACAATGGCATTAGTAAAAAGATATAAAGATATTAAATTTCCTAATATGATTGTTAATCCTACTGGTATATTGCATATATTTCCAGGCTCACCTTTATTTGATACACATATGAGACAACTAGATATTGAATTTGAAAATATTCCAGAAGAAGCGGTTGGTTTAAAATGGGATTTTTGGTTTACAAAACAAAATCCTGAAAATACATTTGAAAATAGAGTAGCGTGGTGGAATGAATTAATTGATTTTTGTTATGCACACGACTATATGACAGAATATCGTTACAAGACTAAAAAACATCTAGCCAAAAGATGTATTGAAGAATATAGAAAAATATTAAGCAAATGATACAATTAACATTTGAAATTATTAAAAATAATAAATTACCAAAAGGTAAAATTATATTAAACGATAATGTTTTACATAATAATTTTTATGATTTTACAACATTTGATATTAAACCTAGAGTTGGTAGTAATGTTTTACAAATAACATTAGACAATAAAGTTGAAAAAGAAGATACTGTAATGCAAGGCAATAAAATTGTTAAAGACGTGTGTATAATTCTTAAAGAAGCTAAATGCATGATTACTAAAGAAATATTAACCAATCTTGACATTGATAGTTCTTACGCAACTGATAAAGGCGAAAAAATAAAAACTTACGGATACCTATCATATAATGGTACCTATACTTTCAATTTTGATTATCCGTTTTTCGTTTTCCAAAAGAAAAAAGTCTTTTACCAATAATAGTAGTAGACAATTCATAAATATAGTAGTATATTATACGTAATGTTTAATATACATTTAGGCAGAAAACAAACATAGGCAAATAAGGAGGCTTACATTATGGCTACATTGGCTGATATAAGAGCGAAGTTAAAATCCCAAGAAGTGAACCGCTCCACTTCTCAAACAGGTGGCGACAACGCCATTTATCCACACTGGAACATACAAGAAGGCTCAGAAGCAGTTATTAGATTCTTACCAGATAAGGATCAAGGTAACACGTTTTTCTGGACAGAGAGAAATATGATCAAACTACCTTTCGCAGGTATTAAAGGTCAAACTGATTCTCGACCAATCCAGGTACAAGTACCTTGTATGGAAATGTACGGAAAAACTTGTCCGGTACTAACGGAAGTTAGACCATGGTTTAAAGATAAAAGCATGGAAGACATGGGCAGAAAATATTGGAAAAAGAAAAGTTATATTTTCCAAGGTTTTGTTGTTACTAATCCGTTAACTGAAGATGCTACACCAGAAAATCCAATTAGAAGATTTATAATTGGACCACAAATCTTTAACATTATTAGATCTGCGTTACTTGATCCAGAGATGGAAGAGTTACCAACTGATTATGTAAAAGGTGTTGACTTTAGAGTTAATAAAACAACTAAAGGTGGATATGCTGATTACTCAACATCTAAATGGTCAAGAAGAGAAAGAGCTTTAGAAGAGGCTGAAAGAGCCGCTATCGAAAAGTATGGTTTACATAACTTAAATGACTTTAGACCAAAAGAACCATCAGAAGCAGAAGTTAAAATAATCAAAGAATTATTTGAAAAATCTGTTGAAGGTGAGGCTTATGATCTTGAGAAGTATGGACAATACTTTAGACCTGCAGGCGTAGGTGCTAGAGTATCTATACCAACAGCAAGTAGACCTGCTCCAGTTGAGAGGACTGCTGATCCGGTAAATGCAGAAGTAAAAGTTGCAGAAACGGTAACAGCATCTACTCCAACAGCAACAGCTCCAACAGGAGATAGTGCCAAAAGAGCAGAAGATATCTTGAAACTTATAAGATCGAGACAACAAAAATAAACTGACATTTTACCAGGGCCTTAATTGTTGACAGTTGAGGCCTTGTGTAATATAATAAGGATAGGATATGACAAAACCATTTGACGCAACAAAATTTAGAAAAAGTATAACAAAGTCTATACAAGGACTTGGCATAGGATTTAATGATCCTACTGACTGGATTAGCACAGGAAACTATGCGTTAAATTATTTAATAAGTGGAGACTTTAACAAAGGTGTTCCACTAGGCAAAGTAACAGTACTAGCAGGTGAGTCTGGTTCAGGAAAATCTTTTATAGCATCAGGCAATTTAGTGCGTAATGCACAACAACAAGGTATCTATGTAATACTAATTGATACTGAAAATGCATTAGATCAATCTTGGCTTGAAGCACTTGGCGTAGATACTAACGAAAAGAAACTATTAAGATTAAGTTTATCTATGGTAGATGATGTAGCAAAAACAGTTTCAGATTTTATGAAAGGCTACAAAGACGAACACGCAGATGATAAAGAAAACGCACCTAAAGTACTAATCGTAATTGATAGTTTAGGTATGTTACTAACACCAACCGATGTTAAACAATTTGAAGAAGGCGAAATGAAGGGTGACTTAGGTAGAAAGCCGAAGGCACTAACGGCGCTAGTGCGTAATTGCGTAAATATGTTTGGGTCTTGGAACGTAGGACTTATAGCAACTAATCACACATACGCATCACAAGATATGTTTGATCCTGATGATAAAATATCAGGAGGACAAGGATTTATATATGCAAGTTCAATTGTGATTGCAATGAAAAAATTAAAACTTAAAGAAGACGAAAAAGGTAACAAAATTACAGAAGTTAGGGGTATTAGAGCGGCTTGTAAAGTTATGAAAACTAGATTTTCAAAACCATTTGAAAGTGTACAAGTTAAAATCCCTTACGAAACAGGAATGGATCCTTACAGTGGATTGGTAGACTTATTTGAGAAAAAAGGTGTACTAACACAGCAAGGAAACAGACTAAAACACGTTGATTCCTCAGGAAAAGAGCATTTAGAGTTCAGAAAAGCCTGGGTTGGAACCAAATTGGATATGCTTATGAAAGATTTTGATAAATTATCACAAGCATCATCGCAAGATGACCAACTTAAGGATTAACGAATGGCAGAAATGACCCACGAAGATATCGAAAGATTGTGGAATTCCGTTACACACTTCATTCCTGATAGACAAAAACAAGATGCGGCAGTTGACTTTGTTAGAGCATTAGACGATGTCGGCATAGAACATAAAGAAATTAAAAGTATTGGAGAATACGATCCGGTACTAGAAAACGCTGTCGAAACTGTTTTTGAGGATTATGAAGAGGACGACGAAGTTTACGACGATCGATATAACGATGATTAATTGGTACAACGAAGTTAGTAGAGACATTAAAAAAATACCAGAGTGTATAAAATACTTTGAAACTGAATTAAACAACGCAAAAAGAGAAGTTAGAATATACGGTAACCTCGAAAAAGCTAGTGCATCACTCCCAGGAATAGTAGAAGAAAGATTCGGACAATTACAACAAATAGAAGCAATACTTGAATACCTTAATATTGAATTGCGTAGATTAAGATCCAAAACATTTAGAAAATTTTTAGAAAATTATAATAGAGCATTGTCAAGCAGAGATGCTGAAAAGTATGTTGATGGCGAAGCAGACGTAATCGATATGGACAAACTTATTAATGATTTTGCACTTTTAAGAAACCAGTGGCTAGGCATTACCAAAGGGCTAGATCAAAAACAATGGCAAATTACAAACATTGTTAAATTGCGAGTAGCAGGTATGGAAGATGCCAATATCAAATAGAATAATCCTTACAGACGTAGACGGTGTATTATTAGAATGGGAGAACCATTTTACTAAATGGATGATATCACGTGGACACAAATTAAAAGAAAATTTTAAATCTGAATACAATATGCAAAAAAGATTTGACGATCATAATTTAAATATTAAAACTGAAATAAGAGAATTTAATAAAAGTGCTTGGATGGGAACACAACCACCAATGCCAGAATCTCAAACTTGGGTAAAATTATTACACGCAGAAGGTTGGACATTTATACCAATTAGCTCACAAACATCTGATATTCCTGCACAAGAATTACGTAAAAGAAGACTAGAAGAACTGTTTGGTGAATATGCTTTCTACAATTTTCATATACTTGATACAGGACAAGACAAAGATGATGTCCTTGCAGAATTCCACGGAACAGGGTTATGGTGGGTTGAAGACAAATGGACAAATGCTTTAGCAGGGTTGAAGTATGGTCTTAAGACTTTGTTTATAGATCATCCATATAATAGAGAATATTCCCACCCTGATATTACCAGAGTAAATAATTGGAAACAGATACACGAGATAGTTTCTAATGATAGTAGATGAAGAACAAAAATATTTCCCGATTAAGAAAGACCCTGCTTGTCCTTTAAAATGGAATTGGTCAACTATATGGACCAACACTGGAGAGACAGCAAGTTGTCATAAATGCAAAAGAGTTCCAATTGACATTGATAAGTTTGATGAATTTCATAATCTTCCACATAAAATAAACGAAAGAAAAATTATGTTAAGTGGCAAATGGCCTACAGTTGCCAATGGAGGTTCTGGTCATTGTGAAGTTTGTAAAGAAATTGAGGACAACGGTGGGTTAAGTGATCGTCAACAAATGAAGGGTATTCCTAATCAAGTTCCTCCTGAACTACGTGATAACCCAACAGCAACAACAGTTACACCTAGGATATTTGAACTTTTTGTTTCTAATACTTGTAATCTTCAATGCACTTATTGTAATACTAGAGATTCAAGTAAAATTAATTTAGAAGCTAAAAAACATGGACCAATTATTTTCCCGGATGGTGAAGCAGTGGGTAGATATCAATATCAAGCACCACATCCACAAGCAGTAGGCTATTTTAGAAAAGCATTAAAGTGGTATGAAACCAATGGACATAAACTAAAACGATTTCACTTATTGGGTGGTGAACCGTTTTATATGAAAGAAACTATTCCAGTTTTAGATACACTATCTAAAGTTAATAATAGAAATTTAGAATTTAATATAGTATCAAATATGATGTGTACACCTGATAGATTAAAAATGTATATAGACAAAATTGAACAATTAATTAGAAATAAAAATATTGGAAGATTTGATTTAACGGTTAGTATTGACGGTATCGGTCCTGAAGCAGAGTATTGTAGATCGGGAATGAAGTCTGATATAGTTTTAAGAAATATGGATTATATTATTAATAAAAAATGGATTATAGTAAATGTAAACTCTGTAATGACTAGTCTTACTATTAAGCCATATTTAAAATTAATTAGATATGTTAATGAAAAAAGAAAAATTAGAAGAATTGGACAATACTTTGGACAGGACATTGGTACACGTGATTTTTTACATCCTATGGCACAAGGTGGGGAGTTTTGGAGAGAAGATATGGAAAAATTAATAAACGAAATAGAGGATTATGATGGACGATCACAATTCCAAGAACACTTAACAGGAATATGGAAATCGTTTGAAAAAACCAAACCAAACAAAAAATTAATTGATAAATTTAAATTTTACCTAGACGAACTAGATAAAAGAAGAAATACTAACTGGAGAAAAATATATCCGTACTTGGATATCTAAATAATTACTAATATGAAAGTTTATGTAGGCTGGGATTCAAGAGAAGATATAGCATATCAAGTATGCCAACACTCAATTAAAAGAAAAGACCCAGACGCAGAAGTTATTCCATTAAAACAAAACGATATGCGACAAGAGGGCATATACACTAGAGAAAAAGATAGATTAGCATCAACTGAATTTACTTTTTCAAGATTTTTTGTTCCGTACTTAAATGATTTCAAAGGTTGGGCAGTGTTTTGTGATTGCGACTTTGTTTGGCGTATTCCAAGTTATGAATTAGAACAATACTGTGACGATTCAAAAGCAGTAGTTTGTGTACAACACGATTATAAACCTAAAGAAAGTAGAAAGATGGACGGACAAGTACAAACAGTATATCCAAGAAAAAATTGGAGCAGTATGGTACTTTGGAATTGTGAACATCCTAAAAACAAAATATTAACTCCCGAATTACTAAACACCGAAAGTGCAAAATTCCTACACAGATTTAGTTGGTTAGAAGATTCAGATATTGGGTCACTACCACACGTTTACAATTGGCTAGTAGGTTGGTATCAAGAACCACAAGACGGCACACCTAAAATATTACACTACACATCAGGTGGTCCATGGTTTGATGGTTATAGAGATTGTGAATATGCTGATGTATGGAAAAAGGAAGTTATAAATCTTTTTTCAGCATAATGTATTGGGACAGAATAAAAAAACTAGACTACTTCAAGGCACCTAAAGAACACATACTTGCAACAGGTATTGTTCCTATTAAAGAATACGATATACTTTACGAAAATCAAAATAATACAGCACACGAGGTTTGGGAAGAATTTTACAAAAAGTTTAAAATAAAATTTACTTTTTATAAAGACTTGCGAAATATTAATATAGACAAAGATATAATTTGTTTATGGTTTTTTAAAGATAGGGGAGATAAAACTCCTGGCAACGACATTCAATTAGGAATAATAGGAGATAAACATGGCTCTAAAATAATTAGATATTATCCTAATACATTTTTTATAACAAAACTTAAAACCATAAAAATACTTGAAAGAGAAAAATCTATACTTAATAGACCAGTTTTACAATTAGATTTAAGTGAAAAAGAATATGACAAAATTATAAAATCGTTAAGACAACTAATAAGAGATTTGCCCAGATAACTAATAGTATATGAATCATAAAGAGAGAATGTTACAAAAAATACAACAATTAGGCTTAATTGTTATTCATACAGAAATTGCACCGCATGGACCAGGAACTCGTAGGTATATGGTTGGTCGAAATATAGAGGAGCCTCAAAAATCTCATCAAATGGGTAGTGGTAAATGGCAAATGACTCAAGGTGTGCAAGAATGGCTTACACCAGAACCACTCAACGGACCAGACCTAGAAGCTTGGTTAACAGATTACGAAAATTCTCATTAATTAAATACTATACATTATGATGTATAAAGAACTACCGTTGCCTATGTCAATAGCATTCGAGCCTATTAATTTATGTAATGCAAAATGTTATTGTTGTCCTTATACCACATTAAGTGAAGACAAAACTTATCACGGAAAAAGAATGTCTCGTGAACTAATAGGACAATTACTAAAAGATTACAACTCACTTATAAAAAAATATAAAGTTAAAGACTATTCCTGTGGCATACTTCCATGGAGATATAGTGATCCATTAGTACAACCCGACTTAGAATATATTATGTCTTTATGCGATCAATATAAAATTAATATTGGAATTACTACTAACGGTGTATCGTTTACTAAAAAACAATCTGAAATTTTAAACAAGTATAAACACTTGTTAGGCAATATTCATATGAGTGTTATAGGACATACAGAAGACGAACTGTGGGAATACATGAAAGTTAAAAAAAATAAAACATTAAGCAGTTTAAAATTTTTAAAAGATAATTATCCAAACATATCTAAAAAATTAAGCATAGGTATAAAACATAAAAAACAAGGAAAAGTAGCCAGTTCAGAAATTATTAAAGAATATCAAAATGTCACATTAGGTAGAGTTAAGTCTAAAACCAATTGGATGGAAAATAGACTAGGTGACGGAGATGGTGATTGGACTAAACCTTATAATGCAACTATATCAGAAAAATCGTATATAATTGGCTGTGCTATGGGCGGAGGACGTATACTTAGACAAATGGAAGTACTAGTCGACGGACAAGCTGTATTATGCTGTGATGATGCTGATGGAAAAACAAACTATGGAAATGTTTTTGAACTTGGAATAGAAAAAGTATGGAAAAATTTACAAAAAGAACATCAAATAATATATGATAAAAAATACTCAGACAATAAAAAAAATTTAATTTGTAATACTTGTTCTAGAGGAAAATTTACAAAACACTGGACAACTACTATGCAATCAAAACTTCTATCAAGACAAGATACTGCAATAACTAAAATAGAAAGTATGGTATGATAGGAAGTAATTTTGTAGAAAAATGTCTCAATACTGAGGTTATTACAACTCCGTGGGCTCATCAAATTATTGAAAATACATTTGATAAATCTGTATTTGAAAAACTACAAACACAATGTATTGAAAAATTAAACTTTCCAACATCACAATTAGTACAAATACATCCAAAAAATTATAAAGAATATGGAATAGATTTTTATGATGAAACTTTGAATATTTGTGAAAGTTTATATGAAAATATGAAAGTGTTATGTGGTGCGTATCCAAAATATAGATGGTTTGAAAACCTAGGAGTTAATGTACATATATCTGTTACTCCACCATTGCCGTGGCAGTTTCATATACACCAAGAAGGCATTGAAAAGATTTGGAGTAGTGTAACATACGTTTCACCAGAAAATAATGTTGGAACTAAAATGTATACAGCAGAAACCAAAGATGCTTTTGTTAAAGAAGCAAAATGGAAACCTAATAGTACATTTATTTTTTGTGGACAAGAAAGAAAAACTTGGCACTCATACGAAAGCATTGAAAATACTAACCGTATTACATTTAATCTTTTTATTATGAAATATCGGAAGAAGGTAACATTTTTTCCTTTAAGAGATTAATATCTGCTTCTAAATGTCTATCTCTTACTTTACTCCAAGTAAATTTATCTCTGTTACCAATATTAAGATTTGTTCTAACTTGTTCACCTGTTTTATCAAAAATTTTTTTTGCTTTAAAAACAACAGTTGGCAAATATAAACATCTGTTTAACTTTCTTGCAACTTTTTGTGTATAACTATCAACAAAAAAATGCCAAAAATATGGTGGAGCAAGATAGCCTAACGTGTTTATCCAGTTTTTATGCACAGCAAAATGGGCCGCCGGGAGTGGACTATCATCCCATAATTTAACTTCTTTTCCTAAAGTTTGAGTTCCTTTTCTTCTTCCGTCTGATGGTACAACCATCAATATCCTATCTTCGTATTTGTTAAATTCATCTACAATTAATTGATCCCAATCTTGTGTTTGAATTTGTACATCGTCTCCCATTAGCATTACAATATCATGACTTGCTTTATTTGCCATTAAGTTCCAACTATAACAAGTAGATTGATTTGGGCCAATAGTATAATGTTTTTCGTCTAATAAATCTTTATACTCTTCTAATTTTTCGTCATCGTCATTAAGATAAAAAAGGAATTCTGTTTGACCTTTTTGTTTTTCTGTTGCAGTATCTACTAACCTTTTTGCAAGATCGGGTCTGCCACGAGATGGACAACTAAATGAAATCATATTAATTTGTCTTTCCAAGTTTTTGGTGTGTGTTCATTTATAATTTCTAGTGGTAAATGATATTGAAACTTTTTAGTTCCTCTTAATCTAATATAATCTGCAGTCTTTTTTACTGCTGTTCTTAAATTAGTTGCTGTTTTATAACCTAATAACTTACGTGCTTTATCTGATGAACACGTTGCAAGTTTAACTTCTTGTGGTCTATCTTTATGATATTCTGGATCTAAATTAAGTCCTGTTTCATTAGCACACAATTCAGCAAGTCCATTTATTGTAGTAGACTCTTCGTCTGGTCCAATGTTTATTACTTGTCCAACTACGTTATCTTGAAAGGCAAGTGCGTTCAAACAATATAAACAATCATCTATATAACTAAAACATCTTTTTTGTTCGCCATCTCCGTATATAATTGGTTGCTTACCTTGTAACATTCTGTTTAACATAATTGACATTACGTTTCTAAATGGGTCATCATACTTCTGTCTTGGGCCAACTATGTTGTGTGGTACAGCAATAACGTACTCCATTCCGTGTACTTTACATAAATTTTTTAATACATCCTCTCCGGCTTTTTTTGCAATACCGTAAGGATCTTGTGGCTTACACTCATAGTCTTCTTTAAATGGTGTTTGGTTCTCTCCATATCTTGCCATGCTTGAACAATACACAAAACGTTTTACTTTATTTTTAATTGCGGCAGTTACAGTTGCAACTGAAGCCTCAAATATATTTTGTGTTACAAGTACAGGAGAAAAAACTGAAAGTCCTTCATATGCGGTTGCGGCTGTGTGATAAACTATATCACACCCTTCCATTGCTTTTGTAAGTTTATCTAAATCTTTACAATCAACTTGGTGGAACTCAACATCTTGTGGAACATTATCTACATAGCCACCAATCATGTTGTCATTACCAGCAACTGTGTGTCCGTTTGCAATCATTAAGTCTGCTAAATGAGAACCTAAAAATCCTGCAACACCTGTTATAAAAATTTTCATATGTAATATTTAAAATACTATACTCTATAATAAACTATATCTGGCCATTCCTTCATTAAAATTTTAAAACCTAAATTTTTTATTATATGATCTTTAACTTGTTGATTACTTGAATTATATTTTTCAGTATTATGATTAAGTTCTACCATAAGAAATTTTACATTAGATTGATTTTCATCATTAAACGTTAGAGTTTTGTGGGCTCCTTTTAATACTTCCATTTCGTATCCTTCTACATCTATTTTAATCATATCAACATCTTTATAATTGAAATAATCTATTGTATGCATTGGTATATCACCGTCGCCTTTTACTCTGGTTTTCTGTGTTGCGTCTTCTGTTGTTAAAGATATTGTTCCTTCTTTACTTCCTATTGCAAACCTGTGACTTTTAATTCTGTCACTAAATCTTGCTACGTTTCTTTCTAAACAAGCAAAGTGTAGTCGATCAGGTTCAAATGCATCAATGTTCTTGATATATTTTTCCATTGCAACACTCCAAGTACCACACCAAGCACCTACATCTAATACTCTTTTAAACTTTTTTTTCTGACTATCACAATAGTTTATAAAATTATTCAAACATTTATTCTGTGTAAAAGGAAGGCCTGCTTTCCATTGCTCGATGTGTTTATCTTTTGATGGTACCCAAAAATCGTTTATTTCTTCTATTTGTGTTTTCATAATATACCTATGTCTAACAATATTTCTACTGCTTTACCGTTCTCAATTTCTTCTGGAGTAAACTGTTGATATGCTAATGACCATAACCATTCTTCTGCTCCAACAAAATATGGATTTTCTATATCAGCAATTTCTTGTCCTGAAACTGCTTTAGCAAAACTTTTCTCATCACATATAACAGGTATTCCTCTACACTGAGCTTCTACTGCCGCTATGGAACAACTTGTAACTAAACACCAAGCATCTTTTAATTGTTCTGCTAACGGAATTGTTGCTTCACTAGGACCCGATGTTCCTCTGCCACGTGGCTTATGTCTTACTACAATTGGCCTGTCTGTATGTATTTTAATTTCTGAAATTGTTTCTTGTAACCAATTAGGTCTACCTAAATAATTGTGTATACCATCTGAACTTGGACAAACTAAAATGTTTTTTCCTTTAAAGTCAGGTGCTCTAACTCTCAATCCAAATTTTTCAAATCTGTCAGATTTACACCCTTTAATATAGTCTACGTGTATTCTATTTTTACAAATACGCCAATAATGATTATCTGGTTTTAAATTATTGTTATCAAATCTTCCAAAGTATGGAGTATCAGTAAACCAAAACTGATGCTTACGTGCTTCTAACTTTTTGACTAACTCTAAATTATTATTAACAAAACCCCAAAACATTGAATTTGCTAACGGCTCTGTTGCAATACTATTATCATTTACAGCAACTTGTTCTGGCCAAGACTTTTCAATTCCATTAAAAACTTCCCAGGCTTTGCTGTTTGGATTATTAAATGGTGCGTAAATTGTTAGCATCTATAAATTCCTTTAAGTCTTGTGCCCAACGTTTATGTCCTTCTACAGAAGGATGAGGATCTGACATATTAGCAACTAATTTATTTTCAAGAATATAATCATAATGTGACGTTTCTGGTTTAAAAAATCTTTTTTTATCTATCATATCATATAATGTCCGAACATCTGCATTTTTTATTGGTGTATCTGAAATAGTTTTATACATTACATAAGGATATTTGTTTAATTTAAAAAAATTTTGTAAATTAACAGTAGTTTCAATTGATTCATACTGAATTAATTGATCTATGTCCAAATGAGTTGAGAAAAGATGTTTAAAAAAATTTCTAGACGGTGTATCTTTTTGTGGGCTAAATGTTTTCCATGATGACGCTAAATCAGGAAATTTATGTTTTTTATACCCGTCACTAGTGGGATAATCAAACCTTGTGCCAGATGTTATACCAATTACAAAGAAACATTTTTTTGCTAACTCCGGATTTCTTTGGCACCAAATTTTAGTTGTAATACTAACTCTTTTATTTCCTCGTCCACCTCCTGCTAAATGTCCTCCTCTTGCTAATCCCATTAGTTTTTCTAATTCTTTTCCAGCATGAGTCATTATGCCGTCTTTAACACGATACGTAAGAAACGAACAACCGTTTATAAAAATATGAGTAGGTTCCATAAAATAATATAATTAATTATACAAAATGCAGACTGTCAAAAACATTACCAATATTAAGTATTTTTTAGATCGCTTTGAAACAGTGGATCATGAGTATGGATTTGATGTAAAATATCACGAGAAAGCACCTAAAACACATTTTCATAGTTTGCCAACGTTTGTCGCTGAATTTAAAAACTGCTCAGTCAATACTTTGCCTTGTTTAATTACTGAGGACAGACATCTTATAACTGACAACATCTGGCCTTTACTACACAAATACAAACACAAACCAAAAAAGACACACGGCTTATGGGATAATTGGACAGAGCCAACTATTGAACTTACTATGCCACCAATTACAAAACAACTTGATGGTGATAAATTTGTATGGTTGCCTATAGATAAAGAAAGTGCAAATAATCCATGGCACATTTGGATTGACGTTATATCTAAATTTAGATTAATAGAAAAAAGAGGTACATTAATTTTTTCAAATTTCATTTATGTATTGAGCAATCCTAGTGCTTACTTTGATAAAGTTGCTAAAGAAATGTTTCCAGATTTAAAATATTATGTTATGCCCGAAGGAGAAACTTGGCGTTTCCAACAATTAATTGTACCATCAATGAGCAACCACGATGACGGAATAACAACACCACATCTTCCAGCTTGGCTAAGACATTTTAAAGGACTGTTTGGTTTAAAAGGAGTAGAACCACACAGA